TCGCCAACCACGCCGATTGCCGCAACGCCCATATGCGTAGCCGCAAAAGCCGTTCCTGCATTCGTCATGTATCCGCTTCCGTTGTCCTGAAGAACATCGCCCTTGACAATCGTCACGGTGGCGGCAAGTGCCCTTCTACGAGCAGGCGGCTCATTGACAGGGATAAACCCATTTGCCTGGTATCGTGTCAATTTCATAGAATCCTCCGATATAAGCTATCTGCTTGAGATAGTTGTTTGCTCTAACTTCCCTCTTGAGCCTGAATCCTCTTGGCTTAAATTCCTGAGATTCAATCTCAAATTGGAAGGGATAGAGTTCACGTCTCTTGATCCATGACCATAACCACATTCGGGACAGATTTTAGGTTGTTCCTTGTAGAACGGAATCCTGCCTTTGCATCGTCCGCAAATGTAAAATGAATATTTGCGTTCATTTTTTGTCGTGGCCATTATTTTCTCTTCGCCCTGAACTTCTGAAGGGCGGCATCGATCATTGTCTGGGTTGCCTTACTCGCTCTCATGGTTTCCACAATGGAGTTTTCGGCCTCCGTCAGCTTCCCTTCTGTTTCTTTTCTCCTTTGTAATGTCGAGCCGATGCCTTCATCCGTTGAGGTCAAACGGGCTATTTCTGCACTCAGGTTTTCAACCTGCTTCCTGAGTTCTTCGACCTCTACTGAACTTTCTTTTTCCCATCAAGGAGTTTTTCCATCTCTTTCATTGCCAGTTCAGGGGCATCGGGGTTGGTTTTAATTCAGGATGTCTTTCGGCGTAATCGAGCATGGCATCAAGTTTCTTATTGTCCTTGCGTATTGATGCAATGGCTTCGTCCTCGGACATACCTCCATCCATGAGTTCTTCTTTTTGGCTGCGATATTCAACTCAGGATGCTTCTCCAACACCTTCATGTAAGATTGAGTCTGACGTTCAAAGAGTTTCTTGGTAACGCCCTCACGCTGTTTGAGGATGAGATTCTGGCGTCTGTCAATCTCTCTTCGAAGTTCCCGGCGCTGAATCCAGGCAATGGCCGCTTTTTGATCTTCCAACAGCCATTCGTCAAGCACCTCATCTTCCATTTCCCTGCGCTTATTGAGGGGCAAAGATTTGTCTTCTTCGAGGTATTGCTTGAGTTTCTCGGCTTCCTCTCTTTCAACGACAGCCAAGATGTCTTCTCCTTTTGGAGCTTCTTTCTCTTTCCGCAGGGTTTCCAACTCTTGGCGCAAGGCTTGAGCTTCCCTTGAGCTTTTGTCCTGTGTTTCTTTCAGCTTGTTCGTAAGCTCATCAATGCGCTTTTGAGTCTTGGATTGGATGTTCTTAATCCTGTCCTCTGCGGACAGTTTGGCTTCTTCTTCCTTTTCTTTCTTTTCCAGCAGTTCGGCCTTGCGTTTTTTTCTGCCTCATCTTTTATCTCTTCGTCTTTCTTGGATAAAAGTTCGGCGTCCGCTTTAGCCTGTTTCTCGACTTCAAGGCGCTTGGTTTCTGCGTCCTTTGCGTCTTGAGCCTTCTTTTCCTCCCGTTCTTTCTTTTGTTCAGGAGTCAAAAGAGATTCCTGCTGTTTCTGGATAGAAGATTTACCCTGTTCCAAAAGACCCTCAAGTTCCTTCTTTGCTTCCTCTTTCACAAGTCCTGGCATGATTTTTCTCCTTTCAACCACCGTTTTTACCGGATAACGGAGCATCCTTTTTCTTCCATCACTATTTACGGGAAAGTGAAGCAACCCTAAAAATAAAGCCCACACCAAGATTTCTCTTGATATGGGCTTCTTGAGCCTCTGTTTTACCTTGACGCTTGAAGCGTTCCTTTAACTCTTGTTCAGATCCAAAACCTTTTCAGCGTTCTTATCACCGAATAAAGAGATTTCATGGCACTTGGGGCATTTGATAGAAACAATCCCTATCTCTATTTTCCTTTTCCCAAAAGCCGATGACAGAACTTACAGCGATAATCTTCCATTATTCGATGTTTTTCGGTCTTCCTTTTTTTGCCCTTCTTTTCTTCCTGCGGTGCTTCTGTCTTCGCTTCAACAGGAGGTTTTTCTGCTTCCTGCGCCTTATCTTCTTTCGAATCAAGCGTTTTTGCGAACTCGGCTATTTTCGCATCTTTTCCCTTTTGAGCCTCATCTTCGCCACAAACTGTTCTTTACTCAATTTGATGTTCTCCGGGTCATCCGGCAAAGGATTTGTTACAACCGTTCCCCTGTCTGTCGCTTTTTTGTTCCTTTCATCTCTGGCATTGTTCCTCCCTGTTTTACCATCGTTTTCTGCGGCAAACGAAGAGCCGTTATTTTTGCAGATCAGCCATTTTCTTACGCAATAAATCAACGATTCTGTCCGTATCCTCCATAGCTTTAAGAAAAGAAAAAGCATTGACCATATCCTGTGCTTTGACGAATCTATTAACTTCACGTTGCAAAAAATCTTTATGCTCACCCAACACCTCAAAAAACACCCTTGAGTGAAGGAGGGTTTGCAGTTCGCCGATGTCCGTTGCTTTGTTATTGGACACTTATACCCCCTTGTGCCTGACCTGGAATCACCTGCCCTGGCATTGCCGGTTCAGAAGCAACCTGGCCTTGTGGTGCGACAGGTTGCTGCGGAGCCGGAGTTTGAGCGATAGCTTGAGCCGCCATGTTTGAAGCTATCTGGTCTCTCTGGACATTCCGCATGAATTTCATGGCGTTAACCATCGTCTTAAATAAATGCGAATCAAAGTTGGCCCTGTATTCCTCATCCAAGAGATGATATTTTTCCTCTTTTTGCTTCATGTGGCCTTCCAGGTGTTGAACGGCTATTTTGGTCTCCCCTTCTGGCGGATCAAAATCTTCTCCGTTCATGAAGCGATACCATTCATTGTTGAGTTCTGTTTCGTCAAATTTAGCCTTTGGTTGTTCTCCAAGATACCGGCGAACCTCATTGTCCGATAAATTGAGCATTTCCTTCAACGTATCGGCACAAAGATTCCAATTCCCATGAGGATTAATCTGCGGATTGAGCCAGACCATTTGTTGGCCTGTTTGGAAAGCATACATTTGCAGCTGCTTTCGATATGCCTTTGAGCCAGCGACTGTATCTGGTGTCATCTGGACAGATGTATCACCTCTCAAACTGTCAATAGAGAGATTCGGAAATATCTTTTTGCCATCCTCTCCTATGACCCTTTCAGCCAAACCTTTAGGTGGATAATCCTGATAAAGCTCAAACCACATCCCTATAGCTTCACAGATGTCCTGTTGGACACGTGAAACCCACAGACCAAACCTTGTTTCGGAATTCTTGTCTATCAGCAAATCCTGTCCCAAAGTCTTGCTCTGGTTCGTCCTTGTCGTGAAATATGAGGCTGCCCCTGTCAGGCGTTCCAAGACCTCGAATAATATCCTCATATCGCTTTCAGCCCAAGCCATAGACCTTTGGATATTTGGGAAATTGACTTTTGAAGGGTCATCTGTCGGATAAAGAATCATCGGCTCAAGCTCAAGTTGGCTTTGCGTATATCCTTCGGATGGAGTGTAGAATCCGAACGGGCAATTCGTCACATACTGGAAATCTGATTTTTGATTGAAGACATTGTTGAAAGCGTTGACCACAGGAGCGATAATGTGCATTAAAGAGATACCGCGTATCATCCCAGGTTCGTTGCAAAGCCCTCTGCCGACAAATGGAATCTTTCCAGATCGGTTGATTTTCCTCAAAGACTTCCCGCCCAAAAATTCTATGTTTTCTACGTCAACGTAGAACCTGAATTTTTCCGTCCTTCCTTCTTTCGTGAACTCACCATACCATTCGCAGACATCAATGCTTAACCGGCGTATATCCAAATCTGAAATGCTATCGGGGACGATTCCGAGGTTTTTAAGTTTCTCTTCACCAAGCACTCTTTTCTTCTGTTCATAGACTTGACCTTTGAGTTTTTTCTTGTAGGACTCAACATCCTTTGGAATAAAAACTTTTCGCTTGATGTAATCCAATACCTTCTCACCATCTAAATGCAGGATATGAACAAAGAACGGAAGCTCTTGAATATTCTTTCCATATTCTGGAAGAAGAATATCATCAATATCTGGGACGTTTTCAATGACTCCTTTTTCAAACCTGACCTTTTCTGTCTTGATTTCATATTTGTAAGTATTGCCATCCTTGTTTTTTACAGGGATTCTTTTGTCAATCCATTCTTCCCAAACCTTTCGGTAAATCTTGAAAAACGAAGAACCGACAACAATACGATTATGAACAAAGGCATCCACTTCCGGCGCGGCATTGGCTTCCTGTTTTCCCATCCCCCATTTTGTGAATTTTTCCTGATTATTGCGATTATCTATGTCATTCGTTCTGGTAGCTATGAAATTGATTGAATCGGGATTCCATGCTGTTACCAGTATTGTTGCTTGATAGCTGTCTGCCACAGCGCGGGCCAAACCCAAGTTCCTATCAGACATCCAGGCCTTTTTCTGCAATCCTTCGAGTTCGGACGGCCTGACCATGTGATAGTGTTTTAGGTCAAGTTCCTTTTGAGCGACATAACCTTCTTGGATTTTCCTTCCATATTCGACATCGTCAGAGACAATCTTGATGATGTCCTGACGCTCTGCATCGGTGAAGGAATCGCTCTTGACATCAATCTTGATGTCTGTCTTGGTTTCCGTTGTCTTCTGATCTGGGTTCTCTTGTGTTTCTTTTTAGTCTTTGGCATTATTGGATACCCTTTTTCTTGACAATATCAACAGCGTCCGACAACCTTTGTTTTAAACCTACGGTCTTCTCATCATCTGAAATTTCAGCAAAACCTTTCTTCTTTGAAGCAAACCTGTCCATTTTTTTTAAGCTCTTGCAGAGTTTACATTGGCAAGACATATCTAAACCTTCCTTCGATGGGATTTGTTAAAAGCGTTCTTTCCCAAACCGCCTACACATCGCTTTGCCGCTTCTTTGTAAGACAAACCTTTGTTGAGATAATTGACAACGCAATGATGAAAAGCGGCCGTGTTTATGCCTTTGCCTTCTGGCATATTCTTGGTTTGTCCTGCTTCACGATAAATCTTTTTGATATTGGCCGGTTCAGGCATTATTTGCCTTTCTTTTGTTTAACTTCGCCTGGGATTAAGGATTTTCCCCATTTAAAGATAACAAATATGAAGATATTTTCCTCCTGGGAGTTTCTTTGTCCTGACCTTTCCGCCTTGAGCCACACATTTCGTAAAATCAGCAGGCATTATCTCCCACCTCCAAACGCACCTTTGACACGGTTCACAAGTCCTGAAGGCTTGATGATTTTCTCCTGCCTCATCATCTCCTGTTGCATATCCATAGACATCCTGGCCTTATTCAGAGCATGGATGATTTCGCATTGAGCTTGATTAAAAAGAGAACGCCTGTGATTGCCTACTATCACGGCAATATCAAGCGTAGATTTTTCACTCCTGATTGCGGCAACGACTATATCCGAAATCTCGATAAAGCTGTCTGGGTTCTTGTTGAAACGCTCGATACGATCTGCTTTGAGTTGTTCGGGTGTCTTGGCTTCTTCTTTTTTTGAGTTCTCCTGACATAATGTCCTTTCTAATAGACCTTCATTCTTCCGGTTCAAATGACTTTAGCCCCGTGATATGATTTGGATTTGACATCCAGAAGTATCTATCAAGATCACAGAAGTCCTTGTATTTTTCCTGGACGCCAACCTTGTCCTTGACATCTCCATCTGCCGACATGATGTCCTTGCGTGAATATCGGCTCAAATGCTTTATGGAATTTATGCAGTTGTCCGTGATGAAATATTTCGGTTGCACCACGATTTCGTCTCCTTTTTTCTCATAGTGCAACATTTCCCTGACTTTAAGATGTCCAGCTTCCAAAGCGTCAATGCCGTCATCGAATTTCAGCCCTAATTTCTTCAGTTCTTCCTTCGGACTTGTATGAGCGTGCTTATCAACCCTTTCTGTGAGTTGGACAGTCTTGTTCCCGAAGTTCGGGTCTATGATCCTGCGATAAACGGAAACGCCGAAAATATCCCTCAATGCTTCCTCTTTTTCTTGGATGATGGACACATACTCTTTGTAAGTTTTTGAGTCCGAGTTCATCTCGTTAAAATCCCTGTTGGGGTATTCGTCAACACAATAAGCCGTCTCTGTCGAGTGCATGGCGATCCACTTCATGGCCCAGGGTTTCCTGTCGTGGGGGTCGAGGATATGATAGAGAGTTACGTTTGAGAACATGGCATTTTCAAACGGGATCACGTGGATGTTCTTATTGAAAGCCGTGTAAATCTTCCCGGAAAGGTTAATTGGTATCCCATGAATACGACTCTTAATCTCATCGCGGGTCATAAACTTGATTTCCTGCCTTAAACGGTTTTGGTCTATATATGGATTGTCTGTATTCCAAAGCATATAAAACTTAATGCCGTTCTTTTCAGCTATAACAGGCAGGAATTCTTTTAAAATATCGCTATATCTTTGTTCTATGACATCGCAATCCTCGAAGATGTCAGCGATTAAATCCGTAACACCTTTTGTTGAGGTCATAGAAATCACCATCTCACCATTACGGTCAACAAGCCTCATACGTTGCTCTTTGTAGATGTCGTAAGGCGGCTCTTCGTCGTTTATAATCAAATCAATATCATCTTGGGCGAAACTCTCAACACCCTGGTCATAGGACTTAAAATGATACAGCGTTCCGTTCTTCAGCTTTAGCTTACGGTTAGTAAATCCGTTGATGTCGTCATAATGTCCGTAATCTATCTGGTTCTTAGGCACAAGTTCCCAGACCTTGCGTTGCATGATATTCACGCTGTCTGAGAAAGTTTCGGAACACAGCCAAATGCGTTGTTTGGGTTTGGCTAACCCCTTGCTTAAACCATATTCAGCCGCTTCCTCTGTCTTGCCTCCTCTATTCCCACCAAATAAATTCTTGTCGTGAGAAGGATCATTATGGAAGGCTTCCTGTTGGGGAAGATGTTTATAGAACGAAAGAGGATTGACCCTGCGCCGGTATTCTATCTCAGCACAGAGAAGCCTCAACTCTGCTTCGTTTTCTGGGGTTAGTTTAACTTGATTTTCCGCTAATAATTCCATTAGCTTTTGCGATTAGTTCATTGGCAGTCAATGAGGCGAATTTTTCAACCAAGACTTCTGGTGCTGAATGTTCAAGATCAAGTTTGTCTTTCCAACCAAAACGATTCTGCATATTCTTAAACCAGACAAATGATTGGAAGTTCTTTCCGCGCAATCTTTTCCTTGCTTCTGCTGTCCACCATGCTTCACATAAAATCTTGCCTATATTAACGGTTTTAAGAAACTCTGCCTCATGTTCTTTAAGGGCATACCATAGGCCAATAATGTTCTTAGCACTTGTTCCAGAACTCTTTATAAGCTCTGCTCTTATTTCAACTTCGGAATATCCCTTGAGAGAACAAGAGATAATAATATCCTGCCAATTCGATGGAAGGTCTTTTAAGGTCTTGTGAGGACGACCACCTGGATGTTTCTTTTTGATTGGTTCTTGAGAATTGGAAGGATTCATAAGAATGTTTAATGTTTCACGATGCGACTATTCTTTTCCCTTTTCGTTTTCTTTCAATTCACGCCCATCTGCTGAATTGTGGATGACGATCATCTCTCCGTTTTCAAGCTCAACCCTCGGTTCACAGATACAACCTGTTCCATCCAACTTATGCTCAATCCAATCTCTCAACGGATAAACGTGTATCATACAACCCTTAGTGCAAACAAAAGAGGACAACCCCACTGCCGGCAGGATTGTCCTCTAAATTTTTGTTTGCTCAGCCTGTGATCAGCAGGCCGAAATGGTAAGGGAGCTAAAGCCTCTTATTCTTAATAGCATCTTCTGACTTGTCGCCTCATGCTCCCTTGATTAAAAGTATGGAGTAGTTTTAAAATAAATCAAGGTCAAAGCGATCTTTCTTTTATAACCTCAAGGATTGACTTGATATGGCGCATCTTATCAATGGCCTGGTCAATCTCTGTTATCTTCTTTCTGCATTCGTCCATTTCTTCCTTGCTAAGGAATTTATTTATGCTGTTCCCCCAGAAGCGGCGCAACATCCTTACTGGAACGCGAATTTTAACGCAACCAGAGCATAAAAAATGCTTTCCACCATCCCCATCCATAATCACCCCGTGGCATTATTTTCTTGAATTACAGCAAGCACATATTTACTTTTCAACAAAATATATTCCTGTCCGCAATCAAACAACCTCCTTCCCTCATGCCTTGTCCAGATTATCTTGTCCCCTTCCCGCAACAGACGCCCGTTAAACGTCTCTTTATACCGAGGCCCTACAGACATGACTATGCCAAAAATAAACCCATCGTAGAGCCTAAATTTCCCTTTAGCTGAATTTTCCCAAATGTGGAAGCATCAGGGATATAAATACTCCCCACCTTGTCCTCATAGACAGGTTTTACAATGACATCATCCCGAAGTGCTTGAAACATGGAATATCCCCCATAAG